ATTAGGATCACGCCATTCACCTTCCCATACGCCTTTACCAATCTGGAAACCACCTGAATCGCCTAGTATCCAACTATTTTCACGGTCTCTATTACGCACCATATCTTCTTTAGGCGATTCTTTAGTTATATCTAAATCAGCATGTCCTGCAGAATATAATGTCCATTGGTATGTAAATGCACCTTGATCTTTGTTTAAGTAATTCAAACTTTCACATTCATATGGAAAGTTAGATGGAATACGTGATTTATCTACATATTCGTCAAAACGCTGTTTACCTACATAAGTGGCATAGAAGCCACTTAATGCAGGAAGAAAACGAGCATAGTCCTTTTGTGTCTTGGTTAAGTTTTTATTCATTTATATTCCGATGTTTTGTGCAATTACCATCATACTCAGCCAAATCCACAATGTATTAAAACCTACAAGGGTAGGTAACAGTTTCCTATTACTAGCCCAGATAAGTGTCATACTTGTCATAAGAGCAATAAAATAAAATTGCCAAATTTGTATACCAAATATTAAACCTGGTATAATAATAATTGCTTTAGCAATCCAGCTTGCTGCTTCAATAATATTATAATCAGTCCAATATTCTCTAGTGAACCACATTTTATAACATTCTGCTACTTTGCGCCAGCCTGTTATAGTATAGACAATAGTTGTCAAAACAAGCCAGCTTACAATAGCAAAAAGTATTTGTTCTTGTGTCATAATTTACTTACTCTGTGCTGGCAAGATATAGTCATACTTTGCCATTCCGCTATCTACACTAATCATCATTGCACCTTGATCGGAAATACTCATTGTAGTATCGCCGCTCAAATTCAAAATCGCTTGTACTTGACTTACAGGCCAACTCCAAGTATGTGCAAGATTACCTTCGATGTTTGCTTCAAATACAAACGAACCTGCGTGTGTACTCTGATCACCAAAGCTAAACACTAGATCTGTAGAACCGCCTGTTTCTTTTGTGCTTACATTAAATGTAGGTTCTTCTGAGTGTGCTGCACTTTGTAATTTCATACGTGCAATTGCTGCAATACTAGGTTGAAAGTTAATATTCCAACTAGCACCTTTAAACTTTACAGTTTTAAGTTTTTCTTCAATAATTGCTTTATTCATAAAGCGATAATCGTTCCGGAAGTCGCCTGCTTCATTTTCAAAATGAATATGTGTTGGCACAACTTCGCCGTTACGTTCTGCACTAACCACTTCAATTTTTGCATCCTTTTGATATTCAGGATTTTTTAAATGTAAGTTTAGTTTGTCTAAGTTAGGCATTCCGAAAGTACCTGCAAATTCATTCACTTTAGAATGACTTTCAGCTGATAAAATAACTGAACGATCGTCAGCCATTGAATCTATTTGTGTACTTTCTTCGTTAGTAACTTTTACTAGTGACAGAAATCCAAGTGCATGAGTATGTGCTACTACGTCTTGTAAGATATCTTTCATTATACTGTTTCTCCATTATGTAAGTTTATTATATTGCCTAAGTTGTTATTAGTCAAGAACTTTTCTACCGTGTATTTAGGTTTCCAACCTAGTGCCTTCATTTTTTCTGTGTTTGCACAAGTCCATTCACGTTCTCCTGGGGTATTTAGGCGGATGGGCAAGTCAGGAGCAAGATCTTGGATCCGTACCGGAGTACCTGTACCGATGTCAACTACCCCGTTTACATATGTTTTTTCTATTAATACTTCTATTGCATCCAGCACATCATTTATATGAATAAAATCTCTGTAATGTCTAGTAGCATATGGTAAAGTTTTGTTTTTTAGCTTGTAAAAAAACATATTTTCTCTAGGGCAATCTTCGGAATAGATTGTATGAAATCTCATGCCTAATTTTTCAGCATATCTTTCAGCTAATTCTTCTAATACATACTTACTTGCTGCATACGGATTAAGATCAGGTTCATAGGCACTTGAACTACTTGCATATAGAATACGTGTGTCAGGATAACGTTCAAAAAGTCTGCGACTTGCTTCTACATTATTCATCCAATATGCAGCTGGATCGTTTAAACTTTCTCTTACACCGCTTCTTCCGGCCAGATGTACGACAAGATCTACGTTTTTTGGCCAGGAAGTAAATGTCAATAAGTCGAAGTCAGGACCATCTTTTATATCTATACCGCTAAGTTTGTGTCCTGCTTTTTCTAGTCTTTTGTATAAAGCAGATCCAACAAATCCTTTATGACCCGTTATTAGTATATGCATTTAGTTTACTCCATGTATCACGCCATCCTGTAACATGATGATTGATACCTTTCTTGTTTACTTTAGCCAAAGGATAATCATTTCCGCCTTGTTCAATTTTATCTCCAAAGAAAATTATTTTATCATTGCTATCAAAATCTTTTAGTATTTGTCCCTTGTCTGCTCCAGTAGGATGAATATCTACACCAGTTTCCCCACCTACGGTAGCAGTAATATCTTCGAACTCCATATTAATTTGATGCGCAATAGTTTCACGCTCTCTATTTGCGATGTCGTATTTTACATACATCTTACGTTCGCCTAATGTAGCACCTCTACCTACAATACTAAAATTTATCATACCTGGACGTTTTTCAATATGTCGCCCCGTACGTGCAGGAAAAGGACTTGCTTGTAACCATCCGTACATTAAATCATATAGTTCTTTCGGAGCCTGCCAGTCACTTGTGCGAACATTTATGCCTTGCTCATAAACATCGCTGCCTGAACAATTATAGATACGCTTTACACTCATACAGACTTCAACACCTACTTGTTCTAGTGTTTTTACATAGTCACTTCCAGTAACTAAGTAAACATCATTCGAATCACAAAAGTCGACAAACCATTTGCGAAAATCTTCAGGCATTTCTTGCCTACTCGGAGTAAGTGTTCCGTCCACATCAAATATAAATTTATTCATCTGTGCAAATTACCTTTTCGCCTTCTGTAAAAGTAGTTTCTAATACAGCCTGTTCAATATGACAACTCATAGCAGTTTCAAAAGTTTCATAACGAGTGTATTTAGGTTCTGCGCTACCAATAACGCTACTTACAATCCAAAGTGTCCACATTGTCTTCCTCTCTAACTATAAAGTGTACCTTTACAATACTGTTCTTTTGTTTCTTTATATAAAATTCTAGTCCAGCATTAACAAATATTCTTCTTAGTTCGTTGACAGTAGGATCAGTCTTTTTAAGCATTCTTTTCTCTTTCTGCTACTCGCTTGCGCAAGTCACTGGATGAGAAGCGGTGATCTCTTTTGTTGAAGTGTAGCTGGATACCCCGCTTCTTGCAAATATCCTTGCCAGTAAAATCCTTTTCACGATATTCTTCACCTAATATTCTAACATCAATATGATACATTGTCAAGATATCATTTAGATCAGTTTCTGTACCATAGGGAACTATTTCGTCTACATACTCTACTGCATTTAGTTGAGTGTAGCGTTCTACAATACTTTGTATTGGAGAGTTTTTTTCCGGCCTATCTATGCTTGGATCGATTTGCAATCCTACTAACAAATAATCACATTGTTCTTTTGCTTCACGTAACATTTGTATATGTCCTGCATGAAGTAAATCAAATGTACTACACGTAAATCCTACTTTCATTCGTACCAATGCCTCCTTTTTCTATCAAAGCCCATTTCTTCATCATATTTTTTTATTGCATGATTTATTATTGTCCATTTTACCCAACTTTCCCAGCAGTGATCATTATTTCTAAATATTGTGTTTATAATATACACTAGATTTATTTTTTTGTCACGTTTTCTTTGCCAGTTTCTTGCACTAAATGTTTGATTTATTCTACCTCCTAGTAGAACATTTAAAAAAATACTAAATGCTATTGATACTCGCTTTATGTATTTGCGCATTTATTCTCCAAAGTCGAACAAACTTGAAAATGTATTGTGTTGTTTTGTATCTTCTAATGGATAATTAAGCACACCGATCAAGTTGTCTAGTTTGTTGTCAATGATTGTTTCTGCCATTGCTGCATCATCGAACGGTAGTTCTTTAAACCATTCCGGAATACGTAGTTCATCTGTAGGATATGCAACACTTGTATAGCCCAGCGGGTTCTGCTTGAGCTTGCATACGATAACTTTCATACCATCTACAATCTCTTGCGAGTACTTGTCACCGTTCATACGTTTCAGTGTATTCCAATTAATGCTTGCTCTTACATGTCCTGGCATGTTTGCTTTACCCTGCTTCTGCTCAAGACGCTGATAGTGTCCAATCTTGTTTGCACGTTTAGGCGAACCTTTTTCAAAGCCAGGACGCTGTTCAAATTCTTTGCGGAATTCTGTAATGCGATCCAATACTTCTTTTTCTGTCTTGTCGGTAAGTACCATTAATAATACTTCGCTCAAAAACTCTTGCATAAACACAGGAGTATCTGAACGTCTTAAGTCCAACCCCATTGCTTTTACTTTGCCTGGCTTGCCATCTGTGTCAGCACGGAATCCTTCAATATCATTTACAAGTGCTGCATAACGTTTCTTAGTAATATATAAACCAGATTGTGCAACAATTTCTCTACCTGCTGCAATAACATCTGAACGACTCTTTGGACAATGGAATGCTTGCATCATAAAGTCAGGAAATGTAGTATTTGCTTGTTCTGCAACTTGATCATATAGTGTAATACACTTGTCAATATTCCATTCAAGACGTCCTGCTTCTACATCGTCTTTAAGCACAGGCCATGCACTGAAGTACACCGAGTCTGTATCGCCATAGATAACACTTTTGCCTACGTGATCATATTCACCTGTAATAACTTTGTTAACCTCAGCACTCATATGCTTAACAATTTGTCTACCTGTAAGTGTAGTAGATTGACCGATTCGCTTATCAAAGAATCTACAGCCTGGATTAAGAATAGCACCATACAAACTGTTCAAGTTAATCTTTTTAACAAGCTGCCGCTTATCCCAAAATGCAATTTCTGCTTCGTTCTTTGCATCCTTTGCTTTTTTCAACATCTTTTGCAGATCTTTACGCTCGCTATACCAACGCTTTAGGATACCTGGAATAACACCTTCAAACTCTGTTGTAAAGATTGTACCGTTTGCACTAAGCATCCAAGGCATATGTGAGTCAAAGATTAGTTGATAAATCTCTGCACCACTTAGTACATCTGATCGACCGTCTTCCCAATCAACAGTTAGCGCAATGTCCTTGCGCTGTTCTATAACTGCTTCGTATTCTTCTGTACTAAAGCGTCCTTCCCAACTACCTGCAAATGACTTTTTCTTAAGAGTCATATCTTCGTGTACACGAGCATCTGAAATCTCAGGACGTATTTGACCTACAATAGTTTCGGGCGCCATATTCAGCGCACGAATCACACTTGGATACAGTGAGTTCAAGTCCATCGAGCCAATGTACTTGTGCAAGCCTTTTTTAGGAAACGCAACATACGCACCTGCTGCTTGTGTGTTTTCATCATCACGCTTCGGTCTGTTCGGAACTTGTAGTCCTCTATGATGTGCTTCGTTAATAATTGCTTGCTCTGTAACAGCAACAGCACCCATTGTAGTTTGTAGTAGAACTGTGTTTGCGTGAGCAAGTTCGTTTGACAAATCAATAAAGCGTAGTTTCTTGTCTAGTTTGTCTAGTAGTGCAACGTCTTGTCTGTTATATTCAATAAATGTTTCGAAGTCATTGTTATATAACTGGTCAAGTGTGCCTTCATAAACTGTTTTGTTTTCACCTACTTCTAATTCACCAATAGCATCTAGTCGGTACGTGTGTCGTTCTTCGTAGGTGTACTTGCGATATAGTTCGAGACTGTCTAAATGCACACGCCCTACAAAGTCATACGTTTCTGATTGTTTTCCAAACTTTTCGTATTCACGTTTCTTAGGCATTTGTCCCCAAAGACAAAAGCGTCTACAATCGTCATTGCTTAACACCCGCTTAATTCTATTAACAGTGTAAGGAACATCGTATCCTTCTGAGTTCCAACCACTTTGTACATCAGCATCTTCTAGTAAATCAAGAAACGTAAGCAACATCTGACGTTCGCCGTCGCCGTCTTTGTCGTTTGTAAATAGTATAACATCAGTACCCCAGCGTTTTTTACACATAGCAACAGCGTCTTCATGCTTCATACCCTTAGGCGGAACAGCAAGTGTGATTAACGCACTGTCTAGCCACTGCAAACATACAGTAATAGCAGTTATTGGCATAAACGGATCTTCAACTGGAGCAAATCCACGTTCTGGATCAAAGTCTGTCTCGATATCCCAAAACGCAATATTCAACTTAGGTGCATCTTGATTGAGATAGTTTTCACTCAAACATTGGAAGATAGGATTAATGTCGCTTTCAAACAAGTTCTTGCCTTTATTAATAGCAACTTCTTTGCGAAAGTCTTTGGTGTTTTTACATACAATACGAGTAAGAGGATCGCCGTACACGCTTTTATACTTGCCTCTAGGATCTTCATAATAAAATGTATATTTTGCTTGATATTCGTGGAAATGTCGCTTTCCGTCTTTGCGTTCGACTACTCGAATAATGTCTTGATCGCGATCAAAGAATGCGTCAACGTAACTCATTTATTCTCCTTTGTTGCTTACTGGCCAACTAACCATCTACCTGCTCGTAAGTGAGCGACTCTATAATTACTTACTATATTTAAGCATATACATGCTAACTTTTGAGTCATTTATTTTTATTACATCTTTAGGATATTTCCTATCCCTATATTGCTTACCTGTTGGAATAACTAAAACCATCTTAGGTGTAAGTTTATATACTGTACCTATTTTTAAATGATTATGGCTAGCCCATGCTACATAGTCACCTTCGATTAGCTTATTACCTAACGGGTCTTTGTGCATTAGTACCATCCCATGGCGATACCAAATCCAAAAACGTTTACTATTACAAACCATCCAGTTAACAGCATAGGCCATGCTAGTTTACGTCTATAGTATCCTAAACAACCTGTTACACTGCCGATAAAGAAAAATGGATAAACAATTCTCATATCCGGTGCATCTGCTGTAAATGCAAGTGTAGCACTTGCACCTACAGTAAATATAAAACTGAGAAGTTCTAAATAAAATGCAATTTTATCAGACTTATATCCACTCTTCCAAAAGTCTATTATACTGTTCACTTATCGTAACCTAATGTTGCAACTAATGTTTCTAGATCCTCGTGTGCATCTGCATGTGCATCCCAATCACGATTTTTAGCAATTTTAATTGCTTTATTAATAAGACTTGGTTTGATATCAAGTTCTTCTGCTACTGCTTTTACAGTGTCTTTTAATCCTGCATTTAGATCTTCAACTTCCTGTAAAACTGTTACACCTTCACGTACTAGACGTTCTAGTTTTGCTTTTTCTTCAGCACCATAGGTACGGTCACTCATGTATTACCTCCGTAAGTTTTAATTAATTATATGATATATTTAGGTGAAAGTCAAGTAGAAAATACTTTTTTGTTATCAAATGCACGTTCCCAGCCAAAGAATTGTGCTTTGTAATCCGAATGATCGTCACTTGATAAGTTTTCCCATTCTTCTTTGCGCTGCCATAATCTAATAGCACCATCATACCAGTCGGTATTGTCGATAATATTTTCTAAACGTTCTTTAGCAGCATATGCTTCATCTACATTGTCAAAGTCTTGTTCGATGTGTATTACTTCCATTACAACTTCGTGAGTAACATAATCTAACGAAAAGTCTATACCCCATTTAGGTTTGATATTGAGTAACTTTTGTAGTATAGGACGATTAACACAAATTTCTTCTAATTGTTCTCTAGCTTCACCTGCAAATGCATAACGTGTTAATAGCATACAATGATCTAATACTAAGCCCTGTTCGCTTGCTTCCATATCGTAATACCATTCTTGTACAGGAGCAATATGATATTGTATTTCTCTATTAAGTTCAATACCATTTGCTTCATAATGTAAGTGTTCTAAAGGAGTAGGAACTTCGTATCCGTCCTTGTCAAAGTCTTTGAAAGGAAGTTTTTCTACTAAACTTTTTTCTATCGGTGTAGTAAGATAAGGATAATCTGTAAATTTAGGTTCAAGATTTATCAATTGCATTTAATGCTGCCCAAAGTCTAGATTTAATATCTTCGTTCTCTGTAGTTTCTGGAACTAGCGGTAACATTCTTTCGAACTGTCTTTTACCTCTTGGAGTAGAAAGCATTTTTTCTAGTTGCGCTGCATAAGGTTCTAACATTTTTGCTAATTGTGGTGATAGTCCAGTTGTTTGTACTTTTTTAGGTGCAGGTTTAGCTTTAACTTTATTTGTAGCTGGTTTGTTATCTACTCCTGTGCCTATTGCACTTAACTTGTTATAATTTTTCCAGCCACGCTCTGCTTGCTTTTTAATAAAATCTGCTGTAGAATCATCTTCGCCTACTAATTTATCCTTTAAAGGATGCGGCTGTTCACCTGTAGAACTAGGTTTACTTGTTTTAGGAGTCGCATCTTTGCCTTTGGCTTGCCCTGCCGAACCCATCTTTTGTTTTTCGTCAATACGCACACCGGCAAGCGCCGCAAAGTCTGCAATACTATCTAACCCTAATGGCATACTACCTTGTGGAACTTCTACACTTTCTGCAACATAGTCTTTGGTAGGAGGTACATCTGCACCACCACCGTTAGCTGCTGCTTGTAGTTTTGCTAAATCCTCTCTTGGATCTGTAGGATCTAATTCAAATAGTGTGTTTTGTAGTTTATGCCAATCCATTATTTCTTTCTCCCTGCGCAATGTGCTTTCTGTGAGAAGCCTTTTGGGTTATTACAGTCGATGCTTTTTTTATATGATGCCGACCACTTTTCTTCTATATGATCTAAAAACGGTCTTAGTTCTCGTGACATGTTAGGGTGTTTCAGCTGTCGTAATGCTCTAGCTTCTATCTGTCTAACTCTTTCAGGTCCTACTCCTAGCGCATCTGCTATTTGGTCTAGTGTGTATGATTTTTTAAAAGGCGGTAATCCAAATCTTGCTCTTATAACTTTTTCTCTTACTGGATGATTAAGTTGTGGAACTAATTTTGCTACTACTTTTTTTAGTTTTTCTTTATCTACATTGCCAAAATCGAAGTCTGTCGGTTCGTCTGGCATGTCTACTTTTTTAGATTTTTTAGTTATATCTTTAGCATCAGCTGTATCGTCAGTTGGAAGACGTTTGCCTTTATATACAGGACTTTTACCTGTATATGGCATGGCTTCTTCTAATTGTCTAGCACCCATTTGTTTTAGTGCTTCGTCAATGTATAGTGCAAGTTCGAAGTCTAGTTGTGTAAGTCCTCCTACATCATGTGTGTATACCATTAGTATAACTTCGTTGTAGAAGAAACCTATGTCAGCAAAATGATCCAGTCTGATTTGTGGTTTTTCTATAACCATAAAAAAGCGTAGCGCCTGATTATAATCGTCGAACGCTACTTTTTTGTATAGATACTTGCCTTTGCGAATTTCCCAGTCTGGAGCAAACTTTTTACGAATCGGTTCGGCTTGTTCTATACTTAACTTTTTCATTACTTCTTTTTGGCCATCTTAGTTGCTGTTGCGTACATTACTGCTTCTGCGTCTTTGCCATAACGATCTTTAAAATCACCTTTGGCTTTCTTCATACCTTTAACGTACTTTTCTTGCTTGCCTTTTTCGCTTTTGGTTAGACTTCTTTCGTCAGTCTTTTTTTTAGACTCTAGTTTTGCTGCTAAACGATCTTGTAGGCTTTCGGCGTGCATTGCTGCCATATGCTTCTTGTACTTTTTGGTACCTTTTTTGTGAGGTGATTTACCTTCTTTAACTGATTCATAGTACTCATCTGCCATCTCTTTGCCATACTTTTTAGCAAATTCTTCTTTTGACATTGTTTCTGAATCACCGATGATTTGATCACTCATACGACCTTCGCTTACTGCATTGCAGTTACAATGCTTACAAGTTGGTGGACAAGTACAATCTTCTGCTTTAACATCTGATCCACAACACTTATCTGAACAATGTGTGTCTCTTGCTTCACCTAATTCTGGTACAGGCTTTTCTTGTGATACTTCGTTATCGTTAATTTCACCTGTTGCTGATTCATAATCTAAATGATGATATACTGAACCTAAATAATCAGCTGCTTTTGTAATTTTTGACTGTACCCAGCCTTCTAAACCTTGTTCTTCTGATACATTTTGTAACATATCATGTAATTTGATTGCATATTTTGCAATTTTATAACAATCAGCACGGGCCATTTGAACTTCGTGATCACGTTCTGCACGGTCCGCAAGTTCACCTAGGCCTTCTCTAATTTCACTTTCTCTCATTTGGTTGCTCCAATACGTATTATAGTGTATTTATGCTTTTTTCGCTTTACGCTTCTTTTTCTTTTTACCCATATCTAAAGCATTCTTTGCAGTACCATCTGGATTTTTAGGTTGTCTAGTTAGCATTGGGCCTACTCCCATAGCTATTGTTGCAACTCCCCCTGCATCCATTTCTTTTAATATTTCATTTATTTTCATTTTATACCTCTAGACTGTTGATCCATTCTAAGTCATCTTTGTAGACATTTACTAAGTACTTATCTTCTAAACCATTACAAATTTTGTTGTAATATTTTTCAACATATTCTTCGTTTGTGTTGTGTACTATGCTTTTTAATTGTTTTGAGACTATATATTTTGTATTTTTTAAATTAAATCTATTGTCAAATTGATGTAAGTATTTTTGTAGAGCACAATGTTCATCATAATGCATTACTGTGCTAAAGAATTGAAACCAATCTTCAATGTTATCTTCTTTTAATAAATTTTTAATAAAAATATGATTACTATCTTGGTATAATCCTTGTCCACTAACGTAAACATTATACCAAGAATAAAACCTTTCTATAGGATTTCTTATTACTTTATATATAGTGTAGTCACTAGGAATTAGAATACTACCGCGTATATGTTCCCAGTTGTCGGTTTTTAAAACTTGTAGATGCAAATAGGTTGTACCACACATTGCAGGACAACAAATAATCTTTTTGTCGCTGTGATTGATTGCTCGTAACATTTTACTTTAGATATTTGTAGTAGGTTTTCCAATAGTTTTGGCGTTCGTTAGTGCTTGCTCGTCGGAGCTCGTGTTCTTTCAACTTGGCAACATAGTGACTTGTTTCTATGTCGCTAGTCTTTGGAAATAGTTCTACTATTTTTTCTTTCGTCCACTCTTCATGTTTGCGCACCAATGATACATCCTCGCTTTCTCTCCCGAGCTATTCTTGGCTCGTTTTCTTAAACTTGTTACACTACCATTGCAACTAGCACCACTACGTTTTACACGCCCTGGTCTGCTTTTGCCTTTTTTCTTACCATCAGCAAAGTTTTCCATCTGTGCAAATAAATCACTACGTTTTTTAGGTGTTTCATCTAGAGTATGCCCACCCTCTATAAGAGCCCATTCATATGCTGTATAACGTGCTTCGCTGTATGCTTTGTCTGTTGCTGCTTTTGCTTTTTCTGCATCAGGGTGTTTAGGATTAATAGTAACAACTTCGCCATTTATTAATTCTGCAATGTTTGCACTCTTACCTATTGTATCCAATAGTTGATGTAAATCGTCGTTAGGATCGTAATTGCCGCTTTCGTATCCAGGCTTACCACGTACTTCTGTACGATGACCTGTTTTTGTATTAGTAATATTTAGAACAAGCATTTTACGATCACGCTCTAGTTGTAGTTTATAGCCTTCTGTAAGCCCTAAATTAAACAATACATTAGTAGTGCTGCCTTTGACTTTCTTTTTATGTGTAGGCGGACGTCCATCTTTATCTACAGTATTACCAAATTTAGCAGCCTGTGTTTTAATTTCATCCGTATCGACATCAACAGTTGTATTAACACCTTTTACAATTCTTCCATCCTCTAATAAGTCACGCATTTTCATTTTTTCTTGCGTCCTCTGAATTGTACTGCACCTGTCATATAAGGTTTACTAAACCATAATTTAAACCAATCCGGATCTCCAGGTTTTAAACCTAAATCCTTTTCTTTCTTTTTTAATTCGGCTGCTGTTTCGCTGGGGTTTTCGTCTATTTTATATTCTGAAAAGCCTTTAAATTCGTTTATACCTGCTAGCTTTTTTAGATAGTCTAGTTCATCCACGATAGATCTCCAGTTTCAAGAGATTCTGCATACTTTGCTGCAAACCTATCGCCGTGTTTTTCGACCCAACGTTTGATTACAACTGCTCCTAGTACGAATGCAACAGCCATACCAATTTCAAACCCGTTATCTATTAAGAGTTGAGTAGCTTCTTCACCTATTTGACCTTTTACCCAGTCCCAACCTTCTTGCATTGCTTTATATGCAACTGTGCCTACAAGTAATTTCTTCCAATATTTTTTAAGAATCCATTTTATAACTGACCAAGCGCCTTTTTGTAATGCCCATTTTATAAGCCATTTTGCAGCAACACCTATTACTGGTGCAATCTCATCTAGCTGTGCTTCTGTTTTCGGTTCTTCACCTTTATTTGCCCAGGCAGTCTTGTCGCCTTTAGCTGCTGCTTTGCGTCTTGTAGCTATTCTATCTTGAATACTAGGTTCTTGTGGTTTTTCTTTTTTCTTTTTGAAAGTTCTACGTTTAGATCCTTGTCTAGCAAACCCCCAAATTTCATCTACTTCTTTTTTCTTCTTTTTCTTTTCGTCTGAACTATGTCCAAATGTTTTATGTACAAGTTTGTCTAGTTTTCTATGGAATTCATCTTCTTCGTCCGGTGACGCATCTTCGCCTACAGGTGCTCCTGGATCACCTAGTGCTTGATTTAATAGTTTTACAGCAACAGGAGCACCATTGCCGTACATAAGTTTAGCAGCCTTTAGTTTATCCTCGTCTGACATTTCAGGCCAAGTAGCTCTAAGTTCGCTTGCACTCTTAATCTGCATACCTGAAAAGTCAAAGTTAATCGTAGGACCATAAGCCATATAACCCATTTCGTCTGCTGTGTTTAAGTCTTTACCTGTGTATGTACGCAAGTATCCTGGCTCACCGTTTTTCTTTGTTTGATCTGGGAGCGGTTGTTCTGTTTTGTCTTTCTGACTGCGAACAAATACTATTGCTGCATCGTCTCCTAACATATCTTTATAACTGTTTAAGTTAAATGGGGACTTTACTTGCATAAAGTTACTTTCAGGAACACCTGCCATTGCAGCTAGTTTCTTTTTAACTTCAAACGGGAACGGTCTTGCTTTAGTATCATTCGTAGCAGCAACATAAACATTTTTTTGTCCAAATGTTTTTACTGCCCAATCATACAGGCTTTTGTGTCCAGGATGGAACGGATGGAATCCGCCTGGCATAATTGCTACTATTCTTCTTGCTTTTGCTTCAAATAACTCTCTTAATAGCATCTTCGTTCCTTAGTTTGGCTGCCAACGTGTTCTAGGTACTAGTTTAGTTTTAGAACCAAGTGCAACATAGCCCTCACCGCCCTTTTCGCCTTTTGTTGTTGCCTTAACATCTGCATCAGCATCGTCTAATTGATCTATGATATGATCTTTTGCAGACATGATTTGTTTTACAAGTCCAAAAATTGCAGGCAATGCTTTTGGATTAGCTTCATTCATCGCTGCTAGTTTTGCTTGCTGTCCTTGACTTACTTTTGAATTACTTAGCCAATCAAAGAAACCTGTTTCTATTTTATCTAGTTGTTTTGCTTTAGTCATTTGATTGACATATGTATAGATAATCTGTGCAGGGCTGCTTAGTCCTTGTGTACCTTGTAAAAATGTATCGATAGCCTGTGCATTAGCTTGCGCATTTTTTCTTATACTAGCAACTTCTTTTGTATCTACTTTAGGTTGATGTGTTACATAAGTTTGGCCTAGCACTACTGCGTCTGCAGAGTTTAATTCGTTTACATCTTTAATAGGTGCACCGGATTTGCTGCCCCATTCGTCAAATTTTGTGTGAACTACTACACCGACTTTTGAGTTCGCTATGCGCTCACCAAGAGGGCTCTTCGTGTCTACTGTGTATTTGACATTGTTGGGTTCAAATTCTACTGCGCCATCAGTAGTGCTAAACGGTTTGCGTGGACTGTATAACAAATCTCCATACACATATCCACGAAAGTTTGGAGGTGTAGCTGCTTTCATAATGTTAAACACTTCTGCCATTTCGGCACCAAAGTCTGCTCTCCATGGTTCTTCTTCTACACCTTTGCCTGAATTTTGAATAAACTTGCTTAGGTCTTCTGCTGAAGTTGATTTGTTTCTGCCCCAGCCGTTCTTGCCTACAAGAACAAATTGTCCATCTGGCTCACGTCCCCAATAGATAGTAGGGTTACCATCCCATTTGATTGCAACATCGTCCGAGTCGCTACCTAATTTTTCAAGTATATCTGCTGCACGATTTGCACCTTCTGATCCATCTACAAATACAAGATCTTCAAGGTGTTGATATTCACGACCTACTTTTGCTGCTTCAGTGATAGATTCGCATACACAAGGATCTGCATAGCATTTCCCACAAACCCAATCTTCTTTAAGGATATGTCGAAATTCTTGGAAACGCATCAGTATTCACCTTGTCTTATGCCTTCAATTTCTTCAGAATAAATTTTATTTACCAATGCTTTACGGTCGTTTTCAGAAAATACATCGCTAGGATCTCTTGCAATATCATATTTAGAGCAATAAGATTCACACGCACTATCTATCATAGGAGTAAATTCTTTATGTGCATCTATTGCTTTTTTATTTTTTGTAAGTTCTGCAATTTTTACCATTGTAGGATAGTAACTTTTACGATAAAACATAGGATCATTTTTCATGTAAACGTGTAAATCATCTACAATATCAAAAGGTAATTTGAAATCTTCTCTTTGTGTAAATTCAGTAATTTTTACCATTTTCTGCAACTCCAGTAACGTGCCTTATGACGTGGTCCTGGATTATCACAGTTGTGTCTTGCACGGAAACTTCTTCTACGTGCCGGGTTAGACTTTTTAATCTTCATGTCAGGATCACCAAAGTTAACTTTAACTACATTGCCTTTAGGATTCTTTACATATACTTTAAACTTCTTAACATCACCACGCATCGGCTTACCTAGTTTAACTTTACGACCTTGGTACTCTGCTTCATCAATTTCGTCATCTTCGTTAAACCACATCACACCGTATTCTTCGTAGAAATCATCTCCATCTAGTGTGATTTCGTCTTCATCTACTTCACTGTCTGTAGTAAACTCAATATCAAAGTCATCATATCCTTCATCGAATAAGAAGTTAGCTACACGGTTAGCAAATTCGTCTGCCTGTTCTTCATCTAACTGAGCTGTAAGAGGTATTTGAAAAACTGTAGCACCTTGTTCTGTTTCAAATACTTCATAGTCTGTAAAAACACTTTCGTTTAAACTAGCATTTTCTTGTTTTTCCATTACTATTCTTACAAAATGTTCCATAATATACCCTTAATGATTTAAACTGATTGAATTAAGTGTGCCGTCAGTATAGGTTAGTGTTGCTCTTATCCAAACATAATTGCCAGTAAAGTTTGCTATCTTACTAGATGTTTCACTTGCGGCTATATAACTATGTACTTCGAACCAATCTTCATCAGCAGGATCTGTTGCAAGTGTTGCTTGTATAGCAATTGTACCTGTCAAACCTGTATAGTTATATTGAACAGTATGAAACCCGTCACTACGTCCGTAGTAACCGTCTCCTTTGTACTTTTCTCCAGTAACAGTTTCCGTGTTGCTGTTTCCTGTATGAGTTTGATTTGATAATATTATTTCACTATAAGCTGGCATACTACTATTTATCAATATTGCCTTTGTAGATTAATTTGTCTACTCTGCGTATTTTGTTACCTACCATCATTTCAATTAGCATCAATACCTTTTTGTCTCTTACATAAAAATATAATCCATCTACATATAAATCTTGTTCAAACATCATTAGTGATCGTTTTCCTACTTTAGATTTATCTGTGTTATTTTTAAGCCAGTTAGCTAATTGATTTGTAGTGCCAATTCGTGATCTATTAAGGGTAACTTTGTATGATAGTGTTACAGGTTCGTCGCAAACTATAATATTATCTCTACTGAGAAGTAGTTTGATAGCATCATCACTAGGTTTCCATAATTCTCTAACAGAAACTGTGTTACATACTTTTTCTAAATCTTCTAAATTATTTGAATAGATAATTAAGCTACCGTATGGATCAACCCTTACTTTATAATCTTCCATATCCAACATAAGTTTGTAAAGTTTATATGCTTCACGGAAAACTTCATAAGTAACTAAAAATCTGGTACGAAATTTATATTTGTATATAGGACGCCCGGCGTCGAAATCTTTTTTGTATTCTTCCAATACTTCTTTTGCATGAGAAAGTGTACCGTGTTTTTGTAACTCTGTTCTAAAAATGGTGCTTATCTCGTTATATATTACAACTTTGTATAGATAAGCACCATAATGTAATTTCTTAGTTTCACACAGTTTCGGATACTTCATCAGTTACAATATCCAATTTAAACTCTTCTTCTCTATAGTCAATTGTTAAACTTCCGCCATCTTTTAAGTCGCCAAATAGTATTTGTCTACTTAGAGGACGTTTAATTTCTTTATCAATTACACGCTGGAGTGGACGAGCACCCATTTTTCTATCAAAGCCTTTATCAACAAGTGCATCCAATGCATCGTTTGTCACTTCAATAGCAATGTCTTTGTCTTTGACCATACTTTTAAGTTCGACCAAAAACTTACCAACAATTTTAAGCATAACTTCTTTAGTAAGTCTAGCAAATGTTATAGTACCATCTAGCCTGTTACGGAATTCAGGAGCAAAGAACTTCTTAATTTCGGCATCGTCGTAGTCTTTTTCTACTTCTTCAACAAATCCAATTGCACTCTTTTCACTTTCTTGTGCACCTAGGTTAGTTGTAAGGATTAATATACAGTTACGTGCATCTGCTTCTTTGCCATTTGAACCAGTGATAAGACCATTGTCCATAACTTGCAACAAAATTTGAGAAACATCAGGGTGTGCTTTTTCTATTTCATCTAACAGCAATACACAATTAGGATTTTCCTGCAATTTTTCAATTAATTGACCTGAAGTTTCCTCGTGTCCTACATAACCTGGAGGCGAACCAATTAATTTAGAAACACTATGCTTTTCTTGATATTCACTCATATCAAAACGTACTAGTTTTACTCCTAGTGCTTTAGAAAGTTGTTTAGCAGTTTCAGTTTTACCAGTACCAGTTGGACCCATAAACACAAACGCACCTACTGGCTTGTCATCTGGTTTAAGACCTGCTTGTGCAACCAGTATTTTGTCAACAATTGATTCAATTGCATCGTCTTGTCCATATACTGTTGCTTTTAGATTTTTCTCTAGATTAGCAAGATTTTCTGTTTCACGTTCCGCAATTTGCTCAGTTGGCAAATTTAACATTTTCGATAATTCAAATTGTATACTTTCTTCTGTAACAATTTTATCTTCTTCTTGGTCACGTACTTTGAAGCGAGCACATGCAACATCAATTAAGTCAATTGCTTTGTCAGGAAGTTTTTTATCTGACTGATATTTAACACTAAGTTTTACTGCTGCTTCGATTGCTTCATCAGTGATTGTAGTAGCATGATAATCTTCATAGTACTTTTTAATACCCTGCAAAATATCTTTGGTTGTTTCACTAGTAGGCTCACCGATAGTTACACGCTGAAAACGGCGCATCAACGCACGATCTTTTTCAAAGTATTTGCGATACTCTTCCCAAGTAGTAGATGCAACTACTTTTAGGTCGCCCTTTGTAAGTGCAGGTTTTAGCATATTTGCAAGGTCATTAGAACTATTGCCGCCGCCGGCACCGGCTCCGCTCATCATGTGTGCTTCGTCTACAAACATAATTGTTTTACCTTGTTTGGTAAGGGCATGTAGTACGAGTTTAAAGCGTTCTTCAAAGTCACCACGATACTTAGAACCAGCAAGCATAGCACCAATGTCAAGATTGTATACTTTGTATTCTTTTAAGAAGCTAGGAACATTATCATTTACAATGTTAAATGCAAGTCCTTCTGCAATAGCAGTTTTACCCACACCTGGATCACCCACCATAAGCACATTGTTTTTACTACGGCGACCTAGTGCAAGTGCAAGTTTTTCTAATTCATCTGATCGTCCAATAATAGGATCAATTTTACCTTTTTTAACTTGGTTATTTAGATCAACAGTAAAAGACCTAAGAGCTTTTTGCATTTCTCCTGTAATTTCTTCATCAACGAAATCTTCATGTTCAATTTCATTACTAACATAAGAGCTAAATTTTTCTTTTTCGACTCCTGCTTTAGTAAGCCAATAAGTTGCAACACTTTTCTTCTCGTGTAGCATACTGATAATTACATCTGCTAATTTAATATGTTCACGTCCACTAAAAAGTACTTGTGTAAATGCACGATTAAGACAGCGTTCAACTGCTTGTGTTTTTTTAGGTTTAAATTTTCTATTTGGAGGATCTAATTTAATATCATCAAGATTATTTTTCAAATGATGTTCTAAATTAGATTTTAGGAAAGAAACATCAATACCATAACCCATTAATAAATTTTCAAATTCTTCTATACAACAAATAGCAAATAATAAATGTTCTAAAGTTACATATTCATGTTGTAATTTTCTTGCATCACTAACACTTTTATCAAATGCTAGCTTTAGTTCTTGGCTCGGCTCTACCATTTAGATATTTTTCCTTTGTTTCTTTAGCTGTTTTTTCTTTGCCATTTTTAATTTTAATTTACTGACTCTTTCAGTAAATTCTATTCCTTGTAAATGATCATATTCATGTAAAAAACAACGTGCGTCTATATCGTATAATTCTATTGTACATTCTTTTCCGCTACTGTCAAGATAATTAGCAATTACACCTCTAGGTCTTTTAACTTTTAAATACAAATCCGGATGACTCAAACAACCTTCAGGCTCGTCTAAAATATTTACAGTGACTTCCTTGATTGACGGATTAAAAAGTGCAAACGGTGTCTTGTCTTCTAATAAAAAAGGCTTCATAACAAATACTTGTGCATCCAAGCCTACTTGATTTGCACTTAGACCAATACCGCCTTCTTGTTGCATTATATCAATCATTTCGTTTTCTATTTCTTTTGCATCTAATGTTTCAAAATCAAAAGATTTTACTTGTTTTTCTAACCATGGGTCAGGACTGTAAATTAATTTCATTTCTTAATTCCTGTAATTTTGCTAATAATCTAGGATCTTTTATTGTTGGAACAGTTACTTGTATTTTAACATATAAATGGCCTTTTTGTCTAGTTCTTAAATCAGGTAATCCGTAGTGCGGAATACTAAAAACTTGACCTGGCTTAGTGCCTCTAGGAATGTTTAATTTAACCTTTTTATTATCTAATGTTTCTATTAGTAATGTTGTTCCAGTTAAGCAGTCAAATACATCTATTTTTGCATCAGTATAAAGATTTCCTTCCTGTCTTGTAAAAACAGGATGTTTTTTTAATCTAATTTTGACTAATAAATCTCCTCTTGGTGATCTAGGATCACCGTCATCGCCTAAACCATCAAATTTTACTGTGTCACCGTGTCGTGCACCTGGAGGTATTTGGACATCTACTGTTTCATTCTTTCCGCTAAACAGTCTGTAAGAAACAATTAAATCTTTACCTTGTAAAACATCGACAAGTTCTATTTCTGCTGCTAATGTAATATCTCTATTTCTTGGCCTTCTCGGTCTGCCTGTATTTTGCCTAAACATAGTTTCGAAAATATCATCCATTCCACCGAAAGGTCCTCTATTCATACTAGAGGTATCAAATCTAGGCTGCGGATTATCATACTGTGACCGCTTTTTTGGATCTTTAAGTGTGTCGTAAGCTTCATTTATTTCTTGTAATTTGCCTGCATCACCTCCTCTATCAGGA